CCTCCTTGAACTGCAGATATATCAAAATCTCCCGATTGAATACTTGCGGCAATAGCCGTTGTAGCTCCTGCTTTAATTTGATTCGTTCCCGTTTCGTGTTCATAGTATATTGTAACTCCATCAGTGTTTCCTACCGTTGCATCACTGGTTGCATCGGAATCATATTCTGTTGCATGCGGCTTGCCAAAAATATGCGAATCAGACCAAGACGATCTTGCTAAAGAACTTGTTGTCCAAATCGGTCTTTCTAGTGTTGAATCCATATAATTATAAGTCACCGATCTGTTATTCGATGCTGCACCACTACCAGGATAGAACCAAGTTACTTCTCCGAAGAGGTTATTTAATCCTGCATAGATATGATTTTTAGGCACGGTGTTAATATCATCGTAAACATAATCCTCAACGAGACACGCTAAAGATTCCAACTTACCCGTGTATCTAAAGAAACCATTTTCTGACATCCAGTAAAGAGTGCCATCGACTTCAACCGCTGCGTTCTTACCTACAAGTCCGCAATTCGTTCCCACTTGCTGGAAGGAGAATACGAAAGGTGCTCCGACAAATCTCATAACAAATAAGGAAGTATCAGTCCAAATGTAAATTGCATCACGACCTCGAATCGCTGCTACAATTCTTGTGCCATCTGCTAACCTTTGCGTACCTGCGGTATTGGTTGCTGAAGGTGTCCAAGAAGTTGTTGCATCAATACTTTCTTGGTCCGACCAACGAATAAACATATCATCCTGTGTTGATGTTGTTCCAATTGTGGTTTCAGTACCAAAACAAACCAAGTGACGATCGGGTGTTGATACTAAAGTTTGTATTGAAGCTGTGGGACAATTAGCTATAATCGTAGCCCTTGTAGATGTAGCTCCTGTTGCATCTGAATCCCATTCAAACGTTGCACCATCGACGATGGTTGCAATCAGTTTATTTCCAAAATTATCTAAAGACCAGACTCCAGGAGCGGTAATAATATCACCTGTTTGCGATGCACCCCATTTCGTATAATCTGATGCATTCTTAACGGTTGCTCCATCTGAGTGTGATGCTGCTGTGGTGTTGTCTGATCCTCTAGTTAATCCTCCTAAAGTTTCTGTACCTGAAGTATTTGAGGTATAAGCAATACGCTCATCATCTATGACCACAGTACCTGTCGCAGGAAACGAGGCTGAGTCGTCGAGTACAATGCTCGTTGATGCATCAGTTAAAGCACCATCTAAAGTTGATTCTCCAACTCCTAATTTAACACCACTCCAAAGTCCTAGTCCCCAACCCGCTGCTGATTCCTCAACGGCAGGTCCTATAGAATAATAAAGTCTTACTCTTATGCCTCCGGATGTGGTTGCTCCCGATCCACTTTCCGCTGATCCCATTGTAACGGTGATTGTTGTTGTGGTTGGAACGGTGGTGACCATGAAATTATAATCGTCAAAGTCACCAGAACTAAAATTAGAATTGGTAATAGCAGTAAAATTGTCAAGAAGAATAATATCCCCAGCAGTAATTCCATGAGCGCTTGCAAATGTGATTGTAACTGATGTGGATCCATTGGTTGTTGTAAAAGCACTCGTTAATGTTGTTGTGCTTTTAAGAGGTGTTATATCATAAAAAGCACCTCCAGAATAGATATATAAAAATCGGTTTGTTCCTAAAGCAGCGTATTTAATACCACTCGCATTAACGAAATGGTGTAATGCTGTGTTTCGTCCTGTGATGGTTTTATCTCCTAATTGAGACCAACCCCCTATTTTCTCTGGTGAGTTGTATCTAAAACGCACATAGTCGCCACTAACCCACTGGCCTTCGCCGCCTGTAGCTGTGACTTGTTTATTAAATCCTGGTGCTATATTGATCTTTTGAAGCATACTAAAATCCGTATGCTATAATTATAACATATTTGAAATGAGATCAACTACTTTGGAATGCCTAATAAAGGTCTTTTATCGAATTTATTTTGAGTGCCGAAAGGACCATCAATGTTGTTATAATGCAAGAAAACCTGGGCACAATGATCACCCTCGAAAGGTTCTCTCCAGTGCTCTAACTCACAACCGCTATAGACTAGCATATCTCCTACCTCTAAATTTATAGAAATACCTTTAGGAGCATCGGGTTTAATGATTTGTTTCTCTTCATTAATGACTGTTTTTTGTCCTGTAGGATCCAAAAAGATAGGCCAAGGTTCTCCTCCTAAATGAAGTGTAGTTGATATTTCACAGCTCGGTCTATCACTATGTCTTTTTAGTATATCTCCTTTTTTATACACTCGAGTGTACGTGTAGCAAGGCATTAAATTCATTTCTGTATGTTGTTGCATAACAGGCAATACCTTCATCATCAATGTTTCCATAAACATATCACTGTAGATTGAATAAGTATTGGGAATCTGCGTATCTTTCCAAGTACCAAACCCTGGTGTAAATTCTGATATGTAATTATTCTTATGCATCCAGGCTACAGCTTCTCGTTTAAGCAAGAGATAGTTAAAAGCAAAATTAGCAAGTTCAAAAGAAATTGCTTTTTTAATCACGGTATATTTTTTTTCTTTAAACATATTCTTCTCGAACTCCTTTTTTCATATAATACACAGGCATGACTTGCTCTACGTCTCCATTTGTATCTCTTCGAATTTCAAGATCTTTAGGTAAATGAAAGAGTTCTCTAATCTCTGCATCGGTTTTTAAAACTCGTCCGTCAATCGGGAGTGTGTCTGCTTTAAAATTAGTAACAATTGCAGGAATAGTTTTAATACCTAATTCCTTGGCAACCGACATTCTATTATTTCCTACAATCGTTTTAATAATATCTCCATAAGCTTTACCATTAGCCCAACAATACACTGGATCTTTCATTCCATATTTTTGCATAGACTGTGTTAAAGCCGCTTTAAATTCTTTTTCTCCTTCTTGATAAAATTCAGGACGATCTAAATAATCAATTTGTTCAAAAGGAAGTTCTGTATAAATTGTTTCTATCATCGTTGTAGGAAATTAAACGATACTGATATTCTAGTATCATTACTTTCATTAGTTCTTACTTCATGCCAAAGCCAAGCAGGAAACATAATAGCAGTTCCTGCTTGAGGTTCATAATGAACTTCTCTCCATAGTTGAGAAGGTAGTTGTCCTTCTTTACGATTAGGCATGGTGGTATGAACACCAGGTCTTGGATCATATAACATTAAATTACCTGATTTAACCGGAGTTTTAATCCAATAGACTCCTGAAAATAATGCATTAGGATGTAAGTGAGGTCTATTGTATCCACCAGGATAATTAATATTGGCCCACATATTTCCAAGGGCAGGTTTTTGTGTTAAAAATTCTTTTTTAAATATTTCATCTTGCATAGCAAAGAGTTCTTTTGTTAAAACATTATACTCTTCTTTTAAATTCATATCAGTTGTGCTATGCCAACCATTCACATTGGTTCGGTTTTTACCTTTGGGATCGTTTTGTTTCCATTTAAGTATTTGCTGTTCTAAGTATTGATTCAACTGAAGAGCATTAGGTAACTCTTTTATATAAATAGGTGTTGGAAAATGATACTCGGTAATCATTTAAAGGATGGACCTCCAAACCACATGACTAAAGAATATCGTTCTCCTTTAGTTACAGGTTTAACTCGATGCTGTAACCAGCTTGAAAAGAAGATCGCTTGTCCTTGTTTTAACTTTGCAGTCTTACCTTTACTCATAAACTCTAATTCTCCACCTTCAAAGGTAGAAGGATCAGATAATAAAAGGGTCATTGAAATTTTACGAACAGGAGGCTGATGTTTTCCCATTACATCATTATCCATATGCCATTCATAAAATCCACCTGTAAGATAGTGAGTAAATTGACCAGGTTCGGTTAATCGCATACCTTCAAAACCAAAATGATTATTGTTGGCTTGAAGCATGGTCTTTTCAATATCACGATACATTTCTGGCATTTCTTTAAAAGGAATCCAGCTAATCGTAGTTATTCTTTTTTCAGGATCAACTCCGCTTCCTTTAGGATTGCCCATGCCTACTCCTGCTGTTTCTTTTTTTAAACTCATGCCTTTGTCAATCACCATCTGACATTGCTTTGGCGTAAAAATAGGCTGAGTTGTTTCAGCAATATAACTTCTCCAAGTAGGTTCTGTAGGTATCATCCTGCTGTCCTTGTACTAACAGGGTTATAATCTACATCCATATTAGCTGCAAGCGTGCGTCTCAAAACATTAGGATTAGTATGAGGATAGACACAATGCCTCATGTCATAAGGAAAAATATAAAAATCTCTTTCTGCTGCAATAGGTGAATAGTCAGATTTGACAAATTGACCATTAGCTGCACCTACTATTTGTAACTTACCATTTAAAGGAGTATCAGGTCTTGCATATTCAGGACCCATATCTTTAGGAAGTTTAAGCATCATAACTGATGAGAGTCCTGTATAAATG